TGAAGCAGAAGTCATCGGTAGTCTCACCAACATCAACAGAGAAGATGTTAGAAGAGTCGTTCTTCTTGTCACGAACAACCAAGCTAATGGTTCCTTCTTCACCAACAACCGATAAGTCAGGGAGCTTGTAGACACCAGCAGCCTTCACAAGCTGTAGAAGCTGTGAATGGTCTAGCTGGAAGTTAACGGCGCGTGAGGGAAGCACAAGCTGCTTCTCAGGGGGAGCTACGATGACCTCTGGGTCAGCGAAATGATAATTCACACGGCGGCGACCTTCGCGGATAACGACATAGGTGTCGTTAGAGAAGTCAAGTGTATAGTCATCATGAAGAGAGAGTCCGTTTAGGAACTCGTTCAAGTCATAGATAGCGAAGGTGCGGGGGAATGTCTCCTCAACAGTTGCCTCAGCTAGGATATTTTTCATCACTGAGATGGTGCGCAAGGTATTACCTTCACCAACGATGATGCTTTGGTTGATAGAACTAAAGTTCTTGAGGACTGAAATAGTGGAGTCAGATAGTCTCATAATAAAAAGATATGGTTGTTGTGTGGTTGCTGTCTTCCAAGTATAGCATACTATTCAGAGAATGGAAGCTCTGCGAAGTGATATAAGAGGAATGCATAATGAATGACCTTGAGAAGGTCTTTCGGGTTCTTACCGTCTTTCTTACCAAAGCGTGAAGCGTACTTGATAATGTTGGCGCGACAGAAGGCTTCTGAGTCGCCATTGCTGTCGATAAGGTCTAGTGTCTGGATCTTATCACCGTCACCTACGTAGTGACCCTGGTACGTTGAAGCTAGATATGACTCTACTTCACGAAGAATACGGTCTTCACTGTACTTCCAGTTGGTAAGAGGTTCACCAGTGATGATGTCTACATTACCAGTAGGTGAAAGGTTGAATGTAATGGTGTCCTCAGAATAAGCACCACCAAGAGTTACTGGTTGTGCGGCTCCGAAACCGTAGTCGAAGCCTTCTGGGTCCAAGTGGTCGTATAGCATAGCCCAAGAGTTAGTCATAGGATTATATCAGAAGTCAGTGGTAGTGTCTACATTTTCGTTGTATTGAACATTATCCGCACCTTCACCAAAGTCAACATCACTGTCTACAGCACCGTAGAGGTCCATGAAGGACTGGCGTGTCTCATCGTCAAAGCGGTTTAGGCAGATGTTGATGGACTTTGCCTTGTCTCCGAAGATGCTGTAAGCACGGATGATATGAACTAGGCGACGGGTAGAGATGACTTCATCAACGCCACCATCATAGAAGGTCTTGCGGATGATGTCTGCCCAGTCAGCGAGACGCTTACATAGGACGTCATCCTTAATACCAAGAGACTTAGCATAGCCCTTGAGCATCTTAGTCTCAATGGATGTGGAAGGATAGTTCTGCTCAAAGGTGATGGGGAAGCGCTCAAGGAAGGCTTCGTTCAGAACGTTGGTGCCGATAAAACGACCGTCGTCAGATCCCTTACCCTTTGTGTTCGCAGTTGCAACAATGTTAAAGCCATCGCTTGGCTTGATAAACTGTCCAATCTTCTTGAGGAAAATCCCTTTGCCCTCAAGTATGCTCTGCAAGCAGAGAATTTTGTTGGATGCGAGATCGATCTCGTCAAGCAATAGGATTGCACCACGTTGGAGTGCCTCAATAACGGGACCATTATGCCAAACAGTGGCACCATTAACGAGGCGAAAACCGCCAATAAGGTCGTCTTCATCAGTTTCGATAGTGATGTTTACACGGATAAGCTCACGCCCAAGCTGAGCACAAGCCTGCTCTACACCAAAGGTCTTACCGTTACCGGACAGACCAGTGATGAAAGTCGGATAGAACAAACCAGACTTTAGAACTTGCTTGACGTCAGCGAAGTTGCCGAAAGGAACAAAGGTGACGTCCTTATCGGGAACTAGATTCTGCTCAACCATAGGAGTTGCCTTTACGGCGTCAGGTGCTTCAACAGTGTGCTCCAAGGACTCTTTGACTGACCCTAGGTCTAGGTTCCACTTACCTCGTCCAGACTTGAACTCCTCAAGGCGGCGAGTAACGGTAGGATAAGACAGACCTTGACTCGCACAGAAGGCACGAACGTCAGCAGCAGTAAGCTCAGCACGAAAATTGGTGCGGAGTGCATCAATGATTTGTTCGGTAGTCATAGCAAGTTTGCGAGGCATTGTGGTTTGTTCTGTATGTGAATATTATAGAGCATAAAAAAGCCCCCTAGGGGGGCAGTGGTCACTTGTTCGACAGTCCCTTAAGGAGGTGAGTGGCTTCAGAGAACCTATCCACGTAATGAACAAAGTCCATTTCCTTATTGGTTAGGAAACCATTCTCAAGCATCTCGTCTTCCAACCAGGTCTTAAGTGATCTCCACATTCTACCCACACAAATGATGGGTTTCTCTTCAATGTGGTTTACCTGGATGAGCTGATAGATCATAGCCATCTCTAGGAGAGTACCAATGCCGCCAGGAGTGACGATAAAGGCATCACAGTGGGAGAAGGTCTCTAGTCTAGTGGAGAAGTCATCGTGCTTTGTGTAGTCATATACGTACTGGTTGACGGCTTCCTCAAAGGGGAGATAGATAGCCTCTGCCTCTGAGCGGGTCAAGTCAACAGTAGAAGCCCCTTTGTTAGCTGCTTCCATTGTACCAGGTCCACCACCAGTAACGACAGTCCAACCAGCTAGGGCACATTCTTTACCTAACTTTTCAACAGCCGCATATAGTTCAGACTCTGGGTCGGTTCTAGATGAACCGAAGATAGCTACTTTTTTCATTAACATCTAAAGTATTGCATATATTATAACACATCAAGCGATACATGTTATAATATATGATTTATTTTAACGCATCAAGCAATAAGACTAATGAAGTCTCCCAAGATCTTCTTGTTATTCTTTTTACCTTTTAGTGACTTGGCGAAGGCAGACTTAATCTTTGCTTTTGACGCATCATCGTCAACCTCAAACTCAGAAGACTGCTGAACAGCACTGTTGGCGACAACATAATATTTATTGTATCCGAATGTGGTCAGTGCAATAGACTTCTCCTTACGCCAGGTAGCCAGTAGTGCTTCGTCATAGTTAGCAGCCTGACGAATGAACCACCCACCACGACTCTCAAGAATACGGAACCCGGTAAAGGTACTCTCTGGGAACTGCTGACGCAAGTCCTCTAATAGAACAGTAGTAAGTGCGCCCATACCGTGAGGAATAAGACGAACGGTACCAGTCTGACGGTTACGAATGTAAGTATTGGTTTGAAGCATACGCCCCACGACAAGACGTTCCTTACCATCATAAGACTCAACCATCTTGGTAGAGCGCATAGTTGCCGCTTCACCGTCAGTAAGAACCATTACGTGTGCCTTCTCAACGTTGTTCTTTGTCTTGAACTCGGGGAGAATGTTACGCAACATAATAAGAGCTTCATTCAATGGAGTTCCAGAAAGACTTACTTTGCGGGGAACAATGTCCATAGAACGGTGGGTGTAAGATGACGCGATAACAAACATAGTCTCCATTTGGCGAAGCAGTTCCTTACGGTTAACCTTACTAGTAAGAATGTTCATCATAGAGAACTCCTTACCCAAGTAGATGAGACCTTCAGCTTCGGGAGTCTCCTTCTGATCATATGAATAATCCTTCCACTCATTAGTAAAAGCGTAAACATCGAATGGGATGTTGACTTTATCACAGAACATTACCAAGGAAAGGAGCTGCTTCATTGTGCCTTCAAGGATATCGCACATAGAACCAGACCAGTCAAGAACGAATACTAGACCGTGGTTCTTACCTTGAGGAAGTGTAGTTACTTTCTTGAAGAGATCTTCGTTGTACTTATAAGTATGAAGTTTAGTACAGTCAAGAACACCAGTTCTAGATGTAGCAGCACGAGCATATGCAGAAGCAGACTTCTTGCACTCAAACTCTTTGACCATATAGTTAACTTCACTCTGAACTTCACGCTTAAACTTAGAGAATGCCTCTTCGTGAACACCGAATGCCTTATCAATAAACATCTCAGCCCTTTCATCCATCTGATCGTGGAGATACTGCTTCTGCTTCACCCAAGACTGGTTGATGTATTCGTGAATTTCTTTGTTGTTTGCAACAAAGTCTTCAGTATTAATGTTTGGGTATGTAATGTACTCTGGCTCATTGAAGCTACTACGGCTGGCTAGGTCTTCTACATTCTCAGAGAAGTTTTCCATAGTAGTAACGTCGTCAGTCAGCTCAGTAGCACGGTCTCCACCACCTTGACGCTCTGGCTCGGTTGACTCACTCTGCTCACCTTCACCGTCTTCATCATCACTTGGGTCGCCTTGTGGCTTCATCTCAGAGTCTTCCTCTGCATCACCTTCCTGCTCATCACCCTCAGCATCTCCTTGGTTGCCGGGGTCACTGTCGTTAGATGGGGCATCTTGAGGCTCCTCAGCTTTATTCTGCTTCTCTTTTTGCTCCTGCATAGCTTCACCGTGTAAGGCATACAGAGCCTCAGCAGCAGCCAATGCCTCATCGAAGGTTCTAGCAGACGCGCAAAGGTCTACAGCCACCTTCTCGGCGCTCGTAAAGGGCACAGAGACGAACCTACCGATCTTAAAGTATATGTTGACTCGGTCTGCAATGTTTAGCTCGGAAATATCAAGTCCTTCAAGCTCAAAGAAGTCTTTATCGTGAAGTTCGTGGTAGCCACGAAAGAATGTCTTGGGCAAACCAGGGAACTTATTCTTCATCAAGTTCTCAATGCGCACGTCTTCTGCTACATTGACGAAACCTTGAGGGGCTTTGCACTTAAGTCTCCAGTCCTCATCAGGAGTGAACACAGCGTGTCCTACCTCGTGAGCGATGAGTAGGTCAAATACTACGCTACTAGCCTTCTCCCAGCGTGGGAGGGTGAGTACACGGGTATGTACGTTGAAGGATGCCGTACCTACGTTCTTATGCTCAACGATAAGGTCCTCAGTGGCGAGGAGCTTGGCGAGAGTACCTTTGACTTCTAGGTTTACGGCGGTAGGCATCGGGCTTGAGCGTTTCAATGAATATAGTATAACAATAAAAAAGCCCCCTTTCGGGAGCCGTGGTCACTTTATGCATTGTCTAGGCTACGGTCAACAAGAGTAACACCGTCGTCTTGCAGCATCCTCTCC